GAAGTATGCCTACCACAAAGACGTCACTGAAGAAGATCGCGTAAATAGTGACGCTCCGCTAAACGCAGATCGTGACGCAGTCGACTTTGTTAGCTTCAAGCTCCTGCTGAAGCGTGAGGTTCTGTGGGCTCAGAAGTACTTTACTCCTGGAATATGGACTACTGAGGTCACCGGTGTCGGCGCCTCTCCTGGTGCAGGTCAGTTTCTGCAATGGAATGATGCGAATTCCACTCCGATTGAAGATATCGATGCCAAGCAAACTGCTATTATGGAGCTGACTGGCTACAAGCCTAACGTCTTAGTACTGGGAGCTTGGGTCTACAAGGCTCTGAAGAACCACCCTGACATTCTCGAGAGGATTAAGTATACCCAGCGGGGTATTGTAACTACCGAAATACTGGCTACGCTGTTCGACGTCGAAAAAGTGCTAGTGGCCGAAGCGGTGAAGAACGTCGCTGCTAAAGGAGCAGCTGAGAGTAATACCTTTATCCTGGGTAAACACGCGCTTCTGTGCTATGCCGCTCCGCGTCCTGCTTTGAAGACCCCGAGTGCAGGTTACACCTTCGCTTGGAAGGGCCTCCTCGGTGCGAATGCTTACGGCGGCCGCATACTGCGGATTCCTATGGACTGGTTAGGCGCTGGCACTGAGAGGATTGAAGGTGAGATAGCTTTCGACCAGAAGGTAGTCGCCGCCGACTTAGGCGCCTTCTTTGTGAACGCGGTGATGTAATATGGAATATATCACACGGCGACGCCTAGTTATTAACGGTAAGTTCTACCAAGCAGGTGAAGTCGTGCTTGAAGCAGAAAAGCTTCAGAAGTTTAGAACATTAGTTTCGGCAGGTTACTTGAAAAAGCAGGTGACGTTCTCGCCCCCGGCGTCGCCTCCTGCCGATTCAAAAGCTTCACCTGCTGCTATGGGGGCAGAAAAAGCGCCTGTTTATAAAGGTGTTCTCGAGCCTTCGTACAACAGGATTTCGTTAGACGAGAAGCAAGTAGCGCAGCCTCGAGTAAAGGAGGCAAGTAGTAATGGCTTGGACGTACAGCGGAAACCCAGCAAGCAGCTCCCTGGACGCAGTGAGGTTCGAGATCGGAGACACAGATCAGTCCGATCAACTGCTGCAAAACGAGGAGATAGAGTACTGCTTGGATCAGGAAAGTAACTTCTTTGGAGCAGCAGCTCGAAGCTGTGAAGTTATTGCTCGGAAGTTTGCTCGATTGGCAGATAGCGCAATGGGTAAGACTAAAATACAAGCCAGTCAGAAGAGCCAAGCCTACGCTAAAATGGCTGTAGCACTAAGGCGTAGAGCGACAGGATACCACGAGCCCTTTGCAGGAGCGCTGGACGCTGAACCTGTATTTACGAAAGGTATGATGGATAACATAAGCTAGCGTGAGGAGGTGTTATCATGGATCCAACCTTGCGCAGCTGGCTCACAACACCTGTAACTTGGGAGCCTTTCCAAAGCCAGGATGGTAGAGGCAAGCCAGTCTACGGAACTGCTGTTGACTTGGTATGCTTCATGGAGGGCTCCCGACAGGTTATTAGAAATGTCAAAGGAGAGGAAGTCGTTTCTAACTGGACGCTTTACTTCGATGACAGTCAGGTGGCTTCGATGACAGAGAAGGATCGTTTAACCCTACCTTCTGGGGAGCAGCCAGCCATTATCCGAATGACTCCTGTTTACAACGAGCGTGGCGAGGTGGACCACTACGAGGTGAATGTATAATGGCTCAAGTTAGAAGTCTTTTAAAGGTACGTGTTGAAGGGGTCAAGAGAATAGTAAGGCAACTCAACATTGTCGAGGAGCGCCTCGGTAAGGAAGTTGGCAAGGCTCTATATGCAGAAGGGCGAAACCTTATCAAAGCCGCCGGTGAGGAAGTACCGAAAGATACGCTCGCTCTATTCAGAAGTCGATTCGTTACTCCTCCGATTCGCAAAGAAGGCATGGTACAGGTCATATGCGGCTTCGGAACTGACTCCGTCATCAACCCGAAAACGAAGCAGCCCACCTCGCATTATGCATTATACGTGCACGAAAGACTAGATGTCCACCACCCTGTCGGCAAGGCAAAATTCTTGGAGGACCCGGCAAACCGTCTCAAGCCATACTTAGAGCGAAACGTTGCAAACAGAATTGCTCGTGTGTTGAAAGGGTGATGGTATGGCTGATCTACTTTTGGATATTATTGATTACTTAAAAGCTGCTGGTTTGGTTAGTGGCGACGGTATTGATGCCTTTCGCGATTTCGCTCCTGAGGCACCAGACAGTGTAGTGGTGTTGTATGAGTATGCGGGAGTGGTAGGTTTCGCAACAGCAGCTGTCGTCAGGTCGGTTCAAGTCGTTGCGCGTGATGGTGATGCGGCTACTGCAAAGCAGAAGGTATGGGCAATCTTCAATGTGCTAGATTCACCTGACGATCGTATACTAAACCTAACCGCTACACGATGGGCAGTAGTCGAAGCGAAACAAACCCCCTTTAAGATAGGTGTGGATGAGAGCAACCGAGTCTTATGGGGTTTCAATTTAGGCATTACCACTTATAGAGATTAAGGAGGGATATAGATGCCCGGTGTTATTATTGGCCTGAAAGATCTGCACTACGCACTGTTACAGCAAGACGACGAAAACGGGGTAGTGTACAGTGCTCCTGTAAGAATCGCAGGGGCTGTACAAGCAAACATCAACCCTAACGCAAGCCTCGAAACTTTGTTTGCTGATGATGGCCCTATGGAAACTTCTGCTTCTATGGGCAAGATCGAGTTGGAACTAATTGCGGCAGACTTTCCTTTAGAGGTGCAAGCCATCCTGCTTGGGCATACCGTAAGTGGAGGAGTCTTGAAGCGTAAGGCTTCTGATGTGCCTCCTTGGGTAGCGATCGGCTTTAAGTCTTTAAAATCGAACGGTAAGTATCGTTTTGTATGGTTACTGAAAGGTAAGTTTAACCAGCCTGAACAGAACCACGAAACGAAGGGTGACACTGTAAACTTCCAAACTCCTACTTTGAATGGATCCTTCGTTAAGAGGGACTTCGACGATGAGTGGATTCACCAGACCGATGAGGATATGACCAACTACGTGGATAGCATCGGTAGTGGTTGGTTTGACGCAGTAGGTGGTGGAGTAGCAGCCGATACTACTGCTCCTACTATCACTAACGTGACACCAGTAGATGGGGCAACAGGTGTAGCTACGAATACTGCAATCGCCTGGACGTTTAGTGAAGCTATTGCAGCTTCTACAGTTACTTCCGATAACTTCTTCCTGCTAGATGCTAACGACGTAGCTGTAGCAGGTACGCTGAGCTTGAGTGCCGATCGGACTCAAGTAACCTTTACACCTGCTAATGCTTTAGCTAGTTTGACCGATCACAGGGCGATCGTAACCACTGGAGTAACTGACTTGGCTGGTAATAAGTTAGCTGCAGTTAACGTAACCAACTTTACTACTGCTTAAGCGACCACAATGTAAGCATTAAGGGGGCGATTAATTTATGAGCCACGCAAAGGATGTTAAAGTAAAACGTATCGTGGTCGAGCTTGACAAGCCTAGAACTATTAAGTTCGACTTAAATGCTTTCGTTGAGCTTGAAGAGATGTACGGATCCTTCGAGCAAGCGATGAAGGAGTTGGAGAAAGGAAGCATCAAAGCAGTTAGAGCTCTTTTGTGGGCAGGCCTTTTGCACGAAGAGCCAACGTTAACTTTGCAAAAGGTAGGGACGATGGTAGATTTGCCTACATTAAATAAGATTACCGAAGCTCTTACTGCGGCAATAGAAGACGCTTTACCTGAATCGAGTTCTGATGAAGTAAAAGGTGATGTATCGGGAAACCCTCAGTAGAAGGAGAAGCTAAAGACGGCTGGGACTGGCGCTGGCTCTATTATGCAGGTACCGTCATTCTAAAAATGTCAGAAGAGGAATTCTGGCAGTCCCAGCCGAGAAAGCTTAAAGCTCTCCTGAAGGTACACGAAGAGGTATACAGTACAAGTCGACCAGGGAGTAAGAAGTCTGCCTCTCAACTTGGTTATATAGACCAAGTTCTGTAGGGAGGGAATAGCATGAATGTAGGATCTCTAAACCTGG